GGAATGTATAGTTCAACCAATAAGGTTATTATCTCAGACGTACAACCAAATGTACCAGCAACAACTTTAAGTTCTGCTTTAGATATTGACGAATCTTCAACAATTAGTGTTGCAAGCACCTCCAACTTCACAACTTTTGAGGGACAGACAGTCTCTGGATCTTATCTTGGATACGCTAAAATTGGAGATGAAATAATTTCTTATAGTGCTGTTGGCAGTGGAACCCTCACCATAAATGCTAGAGCAGTAGAAGGTAAGGTTCAACCACATGAAGTTGGTAGTCTGATCACAAAATATGAATTAAATGGAGTTTCCTTAAGAAGAATTAATGGTGTTACTCAAGATGTAAGCTCACTTGGAAACGAAATTGATCACTATCACGTTGCAATCGATATGTCAACAAATGGTAATGATAGGTCTAATGATGGCGATACTTCTGGAGCACCACAACTATCGTTTGCATCAGAAGCATCAATTGGTGGTGATAATTGTAAGGCAACAGAAAATATTCAGTTTAATGAAATTGTTCCAAATTATGACGTTTTAACTCCTAGTTCCTCTACATCAGTAACAGCTTCAGTAAGAACTACTACTGGAAGAAGTGTTGATGGATCTGAAACACCATTTGTTGATAATGGTTTTGAAAATGTAGAATTGAATGAAGTAAACAAACTGAACTCTGTAAGAATGGTTGCTTCCAATATCAACGAGACTACAAGATTGACTACATTACCAAGAAACAAATCATTCACAACTGGCATAACTTTAAACACAACTGATTCTAATCTGTCTCCAATCATTTACACTGATACTGCAATGACAGAATTTAGATTGAATAGGTTAAATGAACCTATTTCTGATTATTCTGCAGATAATAGAGTTAATTCTTTACTGTTTGATCCACATTCGGCAGTTTATGTATCCAATACAGTCAATCTGACTCAAGCGGCAACTTCCCTCAAGGTAATTCTTGCTGCATATAGGCATGAATCTGCAGACTTTAGAGTACTTTACAATTTAATCAGAGCAGATTCTAGTGAAGTAACTCAGGAATTTGAGTTGTTCCCAGGATATGATAATTTGTCAGTTGGTGCTGATGGAACTATTACACCTGTTGACGCTGCAAAGAATAGTGGAAGACCTGATACATTTGTTCCATCAAGTTTGGAGAATCAGTATCTTGAATATGAATTCACTGCGGACAATTTGGATCTATTTACTGGATACACAATCAAAATTGTAATGTCTGGAACAAATCAGGCATATGCACCAAGAATCAAAGATTTGAGGACGATTGCACTGAGATGATAAGAGTTGAAGGTCATAAAAACCTTTATAGGGATGAAAAAAGTGGTGCCATAGTTAATTGTGACACCACTTCATACAATCAATATGTAAATTCTTTGAATTACAAGGACTTGCAAAAACGCGAGTTAGATAAGATGAAAAACGATATTGAAGAGATTAAATCATTATTGAGAGAAGTGCTAAATAAGAAATAAATTAATGGGCTTGCTGTAGATATAAATATCTAAAGGAATATTTTTTACTTCTAATAATGGCAGTTTATGTATCCAATATTGTAATTGAACAGGGATTCGATTTCGACACCTCTTTTCAATTGGAGGATACTAGATCAAATTCTCCTCTGGACTTAACTGACACAACCACTTCAGGTAAATTGAGGAAACATTATGGATCAACCACATCAGTATCTTTTGCATCTACAGTGACTAGTGCTGAGCAAGGAATTATATCAATTTCATTGACTGGCACACAAACAGTTGATTTGAAACCAGGAAGATATGTTTATGATGTCAAATTAACAAATTCTGGTAAAGAATACAAAGCTGTGGAAGGAACAGCACTAGTAAGAGCAGGGGTAACTAGGTAATGCCTAACATTAACGACAGAATAGGCTCGCAGAATGTAATTCGTGTATTATCTAATGCTTCTGCACCACCAACAAGAATAGTTAATTTAACTGACGTAGATTCAACCCTAAAAACAAGGGATGGAATGCTTCTTGTCTGGAACTTATCAGACGAAACATTCTATATGACGGATACGATTGATTCGTCTACTTTAATTGCGTCAGGAATAGCAACTTTTAGCAACACTGTAAATTTTACAAAAACAGATGATTCTACATCATCAACAACTGGATCTGTAATTTATAGTGGTGGAGTCGGAATTGCTAAAAATTTAAATGTTGGTGGTGACTCCAAAATAACTGGAATTGTAACTTTTGGAACTGGTGCTATCGTTATTGATGGTACTAATAACGTTATTACTGTTGGTAGTGGAGTAACCATAAGTGAGTCTGGTGGATTAAGTCTTACAGGAATCTCCACATTTTTAAATGATACTGACAACACCTTAGGTGATGAAAATACAGGTTCCGTTCAATTGGACGGAGGAATGGGTATTGCAAAAAACCTTACGGTAAAGCAAAACCTTCATGTTGGCGGATTTTCTGAATTTATAGGTGTTGCCACATTTAGGGGTGGAACAATTAATCTTGGTGATTCTGTAGGTGATGATATTAATGTTGGCGGTGAATTTGTATCAGACTTAAACCCCAATGATGATGCCACTTATGATCTTGGTATTACGACACAAAGGTGGAGAAATGCCAGATTTTCTGGTCTTGTAACTTCTACTAGTTTATTTGTTTCTGGAATATCAACTTTTGAAGGTAATCAATTTACCACTGGTAATGTATCTATTACCGGATTTGCAACGGTAACTGATGGATTGTTCTATGAGGCGGGCGATTTTGATGGTCCAAATGGAATTGCATATTTTGATGATACTGGAAAACTTATTGGAGCAGCAAGTACAGAGTCTGGAATAAGCACCACTAATTATGTTTTAACGACTAATGCAAGTGGAATTCCAGTGTGGACAGACACAATTGATGGGGGAGCATTCTGATGGCAAAACCAAGCACTAGACAACAACTTATTGATTATTGTTTGAGGAGACTTGGTGCTCCAGTACTGGAAATAAATGTTGATGATGATCAGATTGATGATTTAGTCGATGATGCTATTCAATATTTTAATGAACGTCATTACGACGGTGTTGAAAAGATGTATTTAAAATATAAGATTACTCAAGACGATGTTAATAGAGGAAGAGCTAGTGGAACTAGTGGAGTTGGAATAGTAACAACAACAGGAACTTCTACTATTGTCGGATCAGCAACTACTTTCAGTTTTTATGAAAATTCAAATTATATACAAGTTCCAGAATCAGTAATAGGTATCGAAAAAATATTCAAATTTGACACTAGTTCTATTTCTGGTGGAATGTTTAGTATTAAATATCAACTTTTCCTCAATGACTTATATTATTTCAATTCCGTAGAACTTCTTCAGTATTCTATGGTTAAGTCGTACTTAGAGGACATTGACTTTTTGTTAACTACAGATAAGCAAGTCAGATTCAACAAGAGACAAGATAGACTTTATCTTGATATTGATTGGTCATCTCAAGCAGCAAATGAATTTATAGTGATTGAATGTTATAGGGCTCTAGATCCAGCATCTTTCTCTCAAATATATAATGATAGTTTTGTTAAGCAATATTTGACTGCACTAATTAAGAGGCAATGGGGACAGAACCTAATTAAATTTCAGGGAGTTAGACTTCCTGGAGGAACTGAATTAAATGGAAGACAATTGTATGATGATGCACTAAGAGATCTTGATGAGATAAAACAAAGAATGTCATCAGAGTATGAATTGCCACCTATGGACTTAATTGGATAATCATGACTTTAAATCCATTCTTTCTTCAAGGATCAACGAACGAACAATTTCTCATTCAAGATTTAATTAATGAGCAATTGAGAATTTATGGGATTGAAGTTTATTATCTTCCCAGAAAAATTTTCAAAACTGATGATATTATCAGAGAAATACAGTCATCAAAATTTGATGACGTTTTTCTTATTGAAATGTATTTGAACAATTATGATGGGTATGCTCCTGGAAGTGATTTAATGACCAAATTTGGTCTTAAACTGCAGAATGAAGTTAGTTTGACAGTATCTAGAGAAAGATATGAAGAGTTCATCGCTCCATTTTTGGAGGGAATCTCTTCAGGTATTAGAGAAGGTTTAATTCAAGAATATGATTTTGCAGATTTGATTACAAGACCCAAAGAAGGAGATTTGATCTATTTTCCACTTGGAGAAAGATTATTTGAGATTAAAAGAGTAGAATCTGAAAAACCGTTCTACCAACTTGGGAAAAATTATGTGTATGAACTAAATTGTGAACTCTATGAGTATGAAAACGAACTTATCGATACTGCTGTTGAGGAAGTTGATAATACTGTTGAAGATGAGGGATACATTACCACTTTAAGGCTTGTTGGAACTGGTATTACTGCAACAGCAACTGTAAGTGGAGTTTCATCTGACAGAGCATCTTTGGGAAGTATTGTATTGACAGATGATGGGGCTGGTTATACCAGCACTCCTGTAGTTACAATATCAGGTCCTTCAGTTGGAACAACAGCAACAGCAGTTGCAATAACGACCTCTGTCGGAAATGTAACGTCCATAAAGGAAATAAGACTTACAAACGCTGGACTTGGATATACATCAACAAATCCACCTACGGTAACAATCAGTGGGGGTGGTGGATCTGGTGCCGCTGCAACTGCTATAGTTGTTTCTGGTGGCATATTATCGCTTTCACTGACAAATAATGGAAGAGGATATTTTGGAACTGCTCCAACAGTAACAATATCAGGTCCTTCAGTTGGAACAACAGCAACAGCAACAGCAATTGTTTCTAGTGGTCAATTAACTGCATTGCAAATTACAAATGCAGGATCTGGTTATACAACAACACCAACCGTTACAATTGCTTCACCAGTATCTGGAGTAGGAACTTTCTATTACAACGAAGAAATTACAGGACAGACATCAGGTGTTACTGCGAGAGTCAGAAACTTTAAGAGAAGAACTGATATTAATGTTGGATTGCCACCAGTAGACTTACAAGTTTCACTAAATACTGGTAACTTTAATATTGGCGAAACGGTTATTGGTGCAGCGTCATCCGCATCATATGTTATCGAATCTTATGATAGAGAAAGTTATGATAATCCATATGATGTTAATGAGGAAATTGAAACTGAAGCAGATAGTATTTTAGACTTTACAGAGTCTAATCCATTCGGAGGTTATTAATGTTAGGGACTTATTTTTATCACGAAATTTTAAGAAAAACAATCATTTCTTTTGGAACACTGTTTAATAATATCTACATTAGGCACTCCAAAGACAATGGCACGGTTTTGGATGAAACAAAGGTCGGTATTTCATATGGACCAATGCAAAAGTTCTTGACAAAAATTCAAGAACAAGCAGAATTAAACAAGTCTATTGCCATCACATTGCCAAGAATGTCTTTTGAAATGGTTTCTATACAATATGACCCAACAAGAAAGGCTGGTGTAACTCAAACATTTAAAGCATCTGATGGAACTAATTTGAAAAAAGTATACATGCCTGTTCCATATAATATTGGATTTGAACTGAATATCTTTAGCAAATTAAATGATGATGCTTTGCAGATAGTAGAACAAATATTACCATTTTTCCAACCATCCTTCAATTTAACTGTAGATCTAGTAGATTCTATCGGAGAAAAAAGAGATATACCGATTATCTTAGATAGCGTAGATTTCCAAGATGATTATGAAGGTGATTTCAACACTAGAAGAGCACTCATATATACTTTAAGATTTACTGCAAAAACGTATCTCTTTGGTCCGGTCTCTGATACAACTGATGGACTTATCCGTAAGGTTCAGGCAGATGTTTACAGTGACACAAACACAGCAACTGCAAAACGTGAGATGAGATACACTGCTACACCAGATCCAATCAGCGCAGACCCTGCTGCTGGAGATGATTTTGGATTTAGTGAGAATTGGGAATTCTTTACAGATTCTAAGTCCTATAGTCCCACACAACAACAGGATGTTTGATAGATTATGTCTGATAATTATGATTCCATCGACAATGCTCTTAATGTAGAGAGCAGTATTGTGAAACCAGAAAAGGTTTCTTCTGAATTAGATCGAGTAAAACCAAAAGGTCCTGATATTGAAAAGGACTATGAGTACACCCGTGCCAATCTTTACTCTCTGATTGAGAAAGGTCAAGAAGCTATTAATGGGATTATGGAACTTGCCGGAGAGGGTGGAAGTCCCAGAGCATATGAAGTTGCTGGACAATTGATTAAGAGTGTTGCTGATACGACAGACAAACTTATTGACTTACAGAAAAAACTTAAAGATGTTGAGGATGAGTCTGTAAAAACTACTAACAATAATGTTACCAATAATGCTGTATTTGTTGGATCAACCACCGAGTTACAAAAACTACTCAAACAAGGTTTTCTAAATAATAAAGAGTAAACTTGTTTCCTAATGGGTTGGTCAGAAAAATATAAAAAATCAATTGATTGTGACGACCCAAAAGGTTTTAGTCAACGTGCCCATTGTCAGGGTAAGAAGAAAAAAATGTCAGAAGAAAAGAAAGATCACGAATACTCAATGGCACGGTCTGAGTTGAAAACTGTGACTAATGCCGCAAAGCGTCTTCAAAAGAAGATGGGTAAGAACTGTCTCTTATAC